CGGGCGGCAAAAGCAGTGCGACCTGTTCATGATAGCACGCCTCGTGAGAGGGCCTGCGTTCATGAGGGCGCACCTGGTCTCAGCGTCCCATTTGGCCTCTTTCTCCTTGACAGAGAAGTCAAAGCCGATGACGTCTGCAGATACAGGATTGTGATCTGAGTCGTCAGCGACTGTCTTCAATCTGCGGTTAAGCTCCGACAAAGGGTCGTCGCATGCGAGGTTGAGTCCAGGCTGGGATGGCTGGGTGTTGTTGCCGCTAGAAATCTGATGGATCTCAGCGTTGTTCTGGTTTGAAAATAGGATCCGCTCAATGATTTGGTCTACTAAAGAGATCGCTTCAATGAGGCGGTAGCGTCCGTCTCTGCGCTTATTGCGAGAGTGGGGTTCCTTGTCCTTGATGAATACCTTGACAGGATCCACGAACCCGTGTTTAACGAGTTCTAGGGCGGTCTTGGGCATATCTTCGGGCTTGGTGTTGAGGAGTAGTTTAATTCTAGCTATGGTTATATCTATTATTTCTTGTGTGAAGGCGGGGCTGTTTGTGATGTCAGCGTTGGTGGGCATGGTTTCTTGGTAGGGCATGCCCGGCTTAGAAGTAGGTTTAAGTTTGTAGAGAATGATCAGTTGGATCATAGCTCTGCATCGCTCTTCGTCGAATACCTGCTCTGCATCTGTTCCAGACGCTCCATCATGCTCTGGATCTCCGCTGAGATAGCGGAAGCATCCTGGCTCTTGGGTTCTGGGGTAGATTCTGCAGGCTTCTTCGGTAAGCCTTTCTTCTTCTTCTTGCGTTGCTTCGCGCGCTGGGTCTTTCCGGCGCCCTGCTTGGGTGCGGAGGGAGATGAGCTCTGGCTTGGCGCCGCTGGGGGGGTACTTCCAGTTGTCATATCCTGGGATACGGGTTTCTGCGAGGTCCGACTCAGCGGTTTCTGTGTGAGCTTTTCTTCTTGACCATTGCGCGATGCGGCCTTCATATCTGACTCCCCCTTCGAACTCTCCCTGATCTTCTGTGATTTGAAGTCTTGTGACGACTGCCCTGAGGGCAGGGTGGAGGTCTGGGTGAGGGACGTAGGGGGGGGGGAGGCTATCTCCTCTGCTTTGTTTAGGTCCGTGGAGGCTGCTCCCCCCTTGCCGAAATCCTCCTCGACGGGGTCTCGGGGGGTGACGGTGGGGGCTACTCGGCTCTTCAAAAGATCCTCATAGTCGCGTTGCAGCGCAGCCAAGGTTTTCAGGTCCTTCTCTTCAGCTCGAGACGCGGCTGCCGCCTTAGCGGAGGCCTCGCGATCCAGGGCTGCCTGGCGCTTCTCTTCCTTAGCCTGCTTCCTAAGCTCGGCCACCTTGTTCTCCAGCGTCGCTATCTGATTCGCGAGTGGAGTGGGGGGGGGGAGCTCGGGTGTGTCCGCTATGGACAGGGCTTTAGGGTGAGTGCCGCCAGTGGTGGGGACCATGGAAGCAGCAGGGTCCGGGCGATTAGACTCGGGTTCTCTGACTGGTTCTTCCTTGGCTGGCTGAGGTTCGGGGGGAGACCCAGCCTCTGTCTGTTCCTCGGGGTCAACTCCGGGGATAGGGGTCTGACTTGAGGCCCCCTCCTCTTTGGTTTCTTGGGAGTTCTTCTGGAAACTCAGGTACTTCTCTTGCGCGGTTTTGAATTCGCGGCGGAGGTTGAGGAGGATTTTGGCCTCCTTGTCCTCTTTCGCGTGCAACGCGTGGAGTAGCGATAGCTTCTGGCGGATCTCCTTGCATTTCAGCTGTGTGGGGGTTGGGACCTTGCTGGCCTCGCATATGCGGTGTCCGCATGGCGAGGCTTTTCGGGCCCTCAAAATGAGCTGCTCTGCTAGGTCGTCAACTGCGTTAGCAATGACGTCTAGGGTCTTGATGACCATAGTGTCCGTAATGGCCTTGTCGGGGAGGGGGCATAGGGCGGGGAGTTTCTCCAAGCCGGCCGGAGGGCATGAGCTACACTCGTCAACCTTAGGTTTCGGGTGGCTCTCCTCCCATCGAAGGGAGGATTTGCCGTTCGACCGTGTATTGGTCTTCTTGCGATCATAGGAGTCTGTGTAGGTGTCACCTTCATCGTCACCTTGGTAACGGTCTAGGTACTCCTCATAGTCTCGACCATAATCTTCCTCTTCCTGACGCCGCCAGTTGGCTTCGTCAGGGTCGTCCTGCAGTCCGTGCTCCTCGTACTCTGGCTCATATGTGAATCCGTCGCGGTACTGGAATCGCTTCCAGAGCTCCGCCTCTGCCTGGGTCTTCTCCAGGTAAACGTAGTCCATGGTCTTTTCGTCTTCGTCAAACTCATCTCGGTCGGGATCCGTGAAACGGTTCTCGTCGATAGGGTCTGACGTACTACGATTTTCCTCTGCTGACTCAGGCACCACCGCCTTCCTGCTGATTGTGAGTCCCGTCGCTGTGCGTAGGGAGTCCCCTGGTTTGTAGTCCTTAGGCTTAACCGGGGCCTTCAGGAAGGCGAGTGATGTGGCTGTGTTCATATCCTTGTCTCGCAGCGTTCCGGTGTGGATCGCTGCGATTCCTCCAGGAGTCATGTAGGGGGCACCAGAGGTGCCTCCATTGTCAGTGCTAGACGCCATGCTACGCAGATGGTAGGGGGCGGAGTCGTGCCTGCGGCTCAGGGCACCGGTTGAGGTGCCCCAGGCGTTCATGTGGGGGGAATACGATTGCAGTGTTGTGGTGGTATTGTTCTTTGAGGCTGCTGCTATCTTCGCCACCCGAATCCCAGTGATCGCTCCGAAATTGGAGTTAACGCTGAGGAATATCACATCTCCACGTTTGGAGAAGGAGTGAATATTGATGGGGACGTTGACAAGAGTCATAAGGTTTCCTTCGCTCGTGAAGCCGTACACTGCTGTGAAGCTTCCCGCTAGGCGGGGTGAGTCGGCGACATGAGCTGCCGTTGCCAGCACCACCTTGCCATTGATGCGCGTAAGCACAGCAGTTCCATAGAAACTATTCGCCAAATCGGCGGGTCCGTCTGGAGTGGTTATCAAGATGAGGCTTTTAGGCCACTGAGCTCCCTTAGGGCCATAGTAGAGTTTACTCTGGCGCAGCTTACCTTCCGGAATGCGCTGGGGACCAACTGAGCTCTGTGAGGGGCTCTGAGGTTTGATTTCATGCGGCGTGTCGCCGATAATTGCAAACTTTTGGTCTCCGACGTTAATCAACGTAGCCTGGCGGGTGTCCGCTGGTGTAACCTCAGCCTTGATGTAGGGGGGTTTGCAGCAGTCTCTGGCCAAGATGCGTAGGCAGTTCAGAAAGAAGATGATAAGGGGAAGGGATAAGACTAGAAACATCGCAAAATGCACGCATGCACCCTGCAAGTGTTCCCTGTATAGGAACGGGATGTCGACCCCGGTGCTGTGGTGCACGGAGATCCACTCACTGTACTTTACGCACTTCCTCCTTCGGGCATAGGCTCCGAAGGCACTGGTGGCATTCCCGCCGCTCAATTGGGCTAAGTCCTCGGAGGAGTTATGCCAGCACCTCCGAGGAGGCGCTCCGTATCTCTGTACGGCAGCCAGGCAGACGGGGTTGGTTCCGTTGTTGTCGGTGTATCCCAAGGCCTTGACATATAGATGCCTGGCGATGAGGTCGACCGGGTACAGGTCATGTCCATAAATGGATGACGCGGAACTACCGTCCTTCCGGTAGAGTGGTGTTGTGTGGGTAGGCCACTGAATGCACGGCTGGTAGGCCGCGTAGTGCCCGGCTTGCCAAGCAAAAAGCGAGGCGCCGGCGAGAGTCAGCCCTACTAGCAAAAGAAGGGCCGTGGCGTATGTTGGTAAGATCACGTTGTTGACGAAAGATTTGGCACGGTCCTTGAATTCTTCGCACCTGGATTTCTCCAGGGCGCTGTCTAGGACTGTGTAGGACATGTTGGGCATGTCAGGTGCAGAATGTAGGTTTCCTGCTTTTCGTCGTTACTATAGCTTTGCAAACTTTCC